GCAGATGAAGATATGATGGCCCGTATCAAATTCTTAGCAGGCATTAGAGAAAACGATACACCAGTGGAAAATCCAGCAGATTCGAATTTAACTGCTATGAAATCTATCAGTTCTATCTTTCTTAGATAAATAAACATACAAAAAGAAATGGCTAACCTAGTTAGTCATTTTACTTGTAAACACAGACCTAGATGTGTATAATAACTAGGCAAGCAACTTAGTAAGGCAACGTATGACAAAAAAATTAACACCTAATGAACTCACTGAAATGCGACAACTTCGTGACGCAAGACTTATTAACAAACCTAAAAAAATATTAAATGACGTATCGTCATTAAAATCACACATTGATTCAATTTTGGCTCGATTAGATCAAGCTATATCACAGATTAAAAAGAATAATGAAAGTATTTGATATTCTTCAAGAAGATTGTGCCGAAATAGAAACGGCATTATGGTTGTTAAATAAAAGCCTTGGTGATATCAAACATTGTATAGACATTATTGAAAAAGATTATACAAGTAATCCAACGGCCCCAAATCGAGCTATTTTTGGACAAGCATTAGAACAAGCCGGCGATGAAATAGTAGAAATTATCAATAGTAATTTTTGGGACAATTATACAAATGATTCTGGTATTGTGTCGGTTAAACAATCATACCAAGATTATGATGATGAATTATTATCAAAATTAAAAAATTTATAAAAGTAATTTAATTTAGCCAGTTTAGTAGTAAACACGGACTTAGGCGTGTATAATAACTAAGTAAGCAACTTTACATCTATATAATAGATAGGCATCACATATTAAACAATTTAGAAAGGCATCATAATATGGCATCGTTACAAGAAATCAGAGCCCGCTTACAAGCGGCAGACAGCAAACAAGGCAATCAATCGCAAGGTGACTCCGCAATTTATCCATTATGGAATATTGCAGAAGGTACATCTTCAACACTTCGCTTCCTCCCAGATGGCAATACAAAGAATACATTCTTCTGGCAAGAACGAGCAATGATTCGTTTACCATTCAATGGTATCAAAGGCGAATTAGAATCCAAACAAGTACAAGTTCGTGTGCCTTGTGTAGAGATGTGGGGCGACACTTGTCCAATCCTTACAGAAGTACGCACTTGGTTCAAAGACAAATCCTTAGAAGAAATGGGTCGCAAGTATTGGAAAAAGCGTGACTATATTTTCCAAGGCTTTGTTCGCGAAAACGCATTGACAGACGATAAAGTTCCAGAGAATCCAATCCGCCGGTTTATTATCGGCCCACAAATCTTTACATTAGTTAAAGGTGCGTTGATGGATCCAGAATTGGAAGAATTGCCAACAGACTATTTGCGTGGCTTAGACTTCCGTATTACTAAAGGCTCCAAAGGCGGCTTTGCTGACTATTCAGGTTCCAAGTGGGCTCGTAAAGAATCAGCATTGTCTGAGGCTGAACAAGCAGCAATTGAGCAGTATAGCTTGTCTGACTTATCAACATTCTTACCTAAGCGTCCAGGTGAAGTTGAACTGAAAGTTATGAAAGAAATGTTTGAAGCTTCAGTAGACGGACAGAGCTATGACGCAGAGCGTTGGGGTCAATACTTCCGCCCAGCAGGCGTATCAGCGCCCGCAGGTAGTAGTGCTCCAGCGGCAACTGTAGAAGAAGATGCTCCAGCGGCCAAAGCGGCTCCTGCTCCAGTGTCCAGCTTTGATGAAGAAGATGATGTTCCAGTAGCCAGTGCTCCGGTACAAGCTGCTCCAGCATCTGACAAAGCTCAAGACATTTTAGCAATGATCCGTGCTCGTCAAAAAGCGTAATCACTAAGCCAAAATAATAGCACAAGGGGCAACTCTTGTGCTATAATATCTATTATCAACACAAAGGAGTCAATATGGCCAAGGCCTTTGACGTAAGTAAATTTAGACGCGATATCACCAAGTCCATTGATGGGCTTAGTATTGGATTTAACGATCCAACAGATTGGATTAGTACAGGCAACTTTGCCCTAAATTACCTCATATCGGGCGACTTTAACAAAGGTATCCCATTAGGCAAAGTAACAGTATTTGCTGGCGAGTCTGGAGCAGGCAAATCATATATTTGTTCAGGCAACATTGTTAAAAACGCACAAGATCAAGGTATTTTTGTTATTTTAATCGATTCAGAAAACGCACTTGATGAGAAATGGTTACACGCATTGGGTGTAAATACAGCCGATGATAAACTTCTCAAGCTAAACATGGCTATGATTGATGACGTAGCAAAAACTATTTCAACATTTATGGCAGACTATAAAGCATTACCAGATGGCGAGCGTATGAAAGTGTTATTTGTTATTGACTCGTTGGGTATGTTACTTACTCCAACTGACATGAATCAGTTTGAAGCAGGCGATTTAAAAGGCGACATGGGTCGTAAACCTAAGGCACTTACCGCATTGGTTCGTAACTGCGTCAATATGTTTGGTAGTTTTAATGTAGGATTAGTATGTACCAATCACACATACGCAAGTCAAGATATGTTTGACCCAGATGACAAAATCTCCGGGGGACAAGGATTTATCTATGCTTCAAGTATTGTTGTTGCTATGAAGAAAATGAAGCTCAAAGAAGATGAAGATGGCAACAAAGTAACAGAAGTAAATGGTATTCGTGCTGGATGTAAGATTATGAAAACACGCTATGCTAAACCTTTTGAAGGTGTTCAAGTTAAGATTCCTTATACAACAGGTATGAGCCCATACTCCGGTATGGTGGACTTATCTGAAAAGAAAGGCCTGCTTAAGAAAGACGGCAATCGTTTAATGTATGTCACACTTGACGGCGAAATTATCAAACAGTTCCGCAAGGCTTGGGAAAGTAATGAAGAAGGTTGTTTAGACACAATCATTTCAGAGTTTGGAAAACATCCAGCTGAGCCAATTGAAATAAGTACTGATGATACACAATCGGAGGAATAAAAATGTCAGTTGATTTAGCAAGAGAAATTTATAACGAACTCAAGCGGTATGTTAATTCAGTAGATAAAGATGAAGCGGCAGAAACATTGGTAGCAGTATTAATTGACAATGATATAGATGCTGACGAAATCAAAGCTACATTTAAAAGTGAAACTGAAGTCAAACGAGCTCTTACCAGCTATCTCAAAGATCATCCAGAAGATGACGAAGAGGAAGACGAAGAAGATTTCGAATATGACGATGAAGAGGACGACAACTACTAATGTGGTATAGTCGTGTAACTTCAGATTTAAGCGTAATACCTGATTTTATTGCGCACTATGAATCTGAACTTGATTCAGCTAAACAGGAATGTCGGATAGGTGGGCTTATTGAAAAAAATATTACTACCTTACCCGGCGTTGTTGAACATAGATTTAATCAGCTTCAAGAAATTGAGGCTGTTTTAAATTATCTGAACATACAGTTACGCAAAATTCGTCGCAAATACTTTCAAAAATATTTAGAAGGCTATGCTCGTGCGCTAACCAGTCGCGATGCCGAAAAGTATGTAGACGGCGAAGAAGAAGTTATTGATTTTGAAACATTAATCAACGAATTAGCATTGTTACGCAATCGTTACTTAGGCATTATGAAAGCAATGGAGTCTAAAAACTTTATGTTAGGACACATTGTAAGGTTAAGAGCCGCTGGAATGGAAGATATTCAAGCATAATGTTTAGAAATATAGAAGAATCACATCAACATAGTTTAGAAACATTAAATCAATTATACAAATATGACGATTTTATGTGGTCAATAGGTACCGTGGCCGATTTAGGATGTGGATCTAGTCAAGATTTAGAATGGTGGGTAACACGCACTACCAATGATGAACAAGCAACGCCGTTGAATATTGTATGTCAAGGTATTGATATTTTAGAAAACTTGCCCTTAGCATCTAAACATATAAACATGACCTATCAACAAGCTGATTTTGAAGGAACATTACATTCTTTTGATAAAGGTTTTGATATATTATGGTGTCACAATGCGTTTCAGTACGCATTAAATCCGATTCAAACTCTTATTAACTGGCGCAAAATTGCTGCGCCTGGGGGAATGTTAGTACTAATAGTTCCACAAACCACCAACATTTATCAAAAAGATTTAGATTTTACTCAGCAAGACGGATGTTATTATCATCATACTATGGTAAGTCTTATTCATATGCTGGCCGTCGCCGGGTGGGATTGTAAAGCAGGATTCTTTAAAAAGAATTTGAATGACAATTGGCTGTATGCTATAGTATATAATAGCGATCAAGAAGCCCGCGACCCTAAAACTACCCGTTGGTATGACTTAGTTGACGCTAAATTATTACCCGAATCCGCCGATAAATCCGTTATGGCTAGGGGATTTTTACATCAAAAAGACTTGGTTTTACCCTGGCTGGACAAGAGCTTAAACTTTATACACCGCTAATCCGTTGTATAAAAACAACACAAAATACCTTAAAATAAGTGGGCTTTTTGGTTGACTATT